CTGATCTCCGAGCCGCTGCGCCCCGCACCGCACCCGGCCGTCATTGCGTGGATCGACGCGCAGCCGGTGGAGACGCTATTCCTGTCCGCCGTGACCGTGGCCGAGTTGCGCTCTGGCATCGCCGCCTTGCCGGCCGGGAAGCGCCGGGATTCGCTGAGCGAGCGCATCGAGACGCAGGTGCTGCCGGTGTTTACCGGCCGCGTGCTGGCGTTTGATCTCGCCGCCACGCAGCCCTATGCCGAACTCTTGACCCGGGCCCGATCCAAGGGGCACGCGATCAGCCTCGCGGACGCCTACATCGCTGCCATTGCGTTGACCCACCGAATGTCGGTGGCGACTCGCGATGCCACACCGTTCACGGCTGCGGGCGTCCCCGTCATCGATCCCTGGCGGTAATCCGGATCAGCGTGTCCGGATGCGCGCAGCGTTCAACAGGTGCAGCAGCCGAGCCTCGTCGTGCTCATCGATGCTGGCGGCCACCTTGTGCGCTCCGGCTGCGAGCTCCACGCGCACGGTGCGCGTGGGCCGGCCTTCGCCGAGCATGGCGGGACGCGTCACGGCTGCGCCCATCGGCTTCACGAGCCCGCCAGTCGCATAGCCCTGCACGCCGCGCAGGGTTCGTGCCGCGAGCGCCTGGGTCGGCGCCGACATGCGGTTGATGGCCTCGAAGAAGCCCGCGCCAAATTTCGCCACCGTCGACCGATTCACCACGTACTCGCCCGGCGTCAGCAGCGCCGGTACGGTGTCCGAGGATGCGATGCCACCGCGCGCGAAGAACTGGCCCTCCAGGCTCTCCATGTAGGTGATCAGGTCGCGCTCGAGGTCCTTGCCGACGAGCAGCGCCTGCGCCATCGCCGAGCGCCAGCGGCGCTTGATGCCCTCGACCATGCCGCCTTCGAGTCCGGTCAGCGTCTTGGTGCCGAGCAGCGGCTCCAGGTAGCGCTTGTCCACGCTGGCCTGCTTGCCGTAGTGGCGTTCGGTGTTGAACCGGAACAAAGGACTGATCGCCGCGCCGCCGGACCGGGCCAAAGCGGAGGCGTAGCTCATCATGCCCTGATAGCCCAGCTCGACGAGCTTCAGGGCTTCGACGACCGAGCGATTTCGCTTGGGGCGCTCGGGCGGTTCGCGATTCGACGCGCGATTCGGCGCGGAGGGCGGTGACGGTGGCTCGGGCGAGATCCCCGCCGGGCCACCACTGGCAAACCGCGCGACCTTGGTCAGGCGCGCCAGAGCCGCGATGCCGTACTTGCGGACCGCCGCCTTGCGGATCACGAACGCGCCCGCATCGAGCGTGCGCGGCACCGTGTCCTGGTCGCCAGAGCCCGGCACCGTGCCGCCGGCCATGCGCGGGAACAAGTGCCGAACCTGGCCCCCGCTGGCGAAGCGCGGAAGCCCGCGACCCACCAGGCCACCGGTGGCGTTGGTCTCGACCTTGGTGACGTAGATCGTGTGCGTGCTGGTGGTGTGCATGCCAGCGAGGCTCATGACCTCTGCCCGGGCGGCATCGGCGTTGTGCTGGACCAGATGGCGCGACTCGGTTTGTAGCTGCGCCAGCGCGCCGATTTGGCGCTCGACGTTGGTGACAGCGGCCTGCGCCTTCTCCGTCGAGACCTTGAGCTCGAACTGTGCAGACTCGTTGGCGTAGGCCTTGAGTCGGTCGAGAGCTTCCTGCGCCTTGCTGAAATCAGCGTTCACTGGCAGCGTCTGGCCCTCCTTGAGGCGCTGCTCGTAGTCGCGCAGAGTCTGCTCGGCCTCCTGCAGATCCGCCTGGATCTTCAGCAGGTACTCCTTTTCCTCCAGCGCCGCATCCAGTCGCTCCAGGGCCTCATCGAGGCGCTCGGTGTCGGCTCGAACGGTGACGGTGAGGCCGTCGCGCAGCTTGGCGGTGAGCGAGTCGATCTGCGACTCGGTCTCGGCCAAGGTGCGCTGGATTTCGCTGCGCGCCGAACGCGCGGCATCGGCGGCGCTGCGATGCGCCTGCGCTTCGGCGTCCAGGGCTCGATTCAGAATCTCCTCGGCCTCGCGGATGCGGTCGATGGACTGGCGCACGCCGTCCTTACCTTGGGCGATCTGCTGATCGGCCTCGCGCGCCTTGGCCGCCATCTGCGCGCGCAGTTCATTGGCCTGCTGCATCAGGCTGTTGGCGGTGTCAAACTCCTTGCGGGCGCTGGCTTCGCGCGCCTGTGACTGCAGTTGCGCGATCTGCGTCGCCGTTTGCTCGGCCTGCTGGCGCGCCTGCTCGCCACGCTTGGCCTCGGCCGATTGCGTGTTGGCGACCTGGACCGCCAGGTCCATCGCCTTTTGCGCCAACTGCCGGGCCTGCTCGAATTCGCCCTGGGCCAGCGCTTCCCGTGCCTTCTGCTGCAGTTCGGCGATCTGGCGCTTGCGGTCCTCGGTGGCCTCGTACTCGCTCATGCCCTGACGACGGATCTCGCGGATGCGTTCCTCCGTCGTCATCGTCAGCTGACGCTTGGCCTCCTCGATGCGCTGGACTTCAGCGAGGTGGCGGTTGACCTCGGCGTTCAGCGCATCGATGTGCTGCCGGTACTCGCCGAGCGCCTGAGCGAGCGTCTGCCGCTTGGTCGCGAGAATGTCGTTCTCGACGCGCTGGACATTGGCCAGGCGCTCGTCCTCGGTCTGCCCCTGGCGCGCCGCGGCCTCACGCCGGGCGGTGGACTCGGCATCGATCAGCTGCAGGACCTGGGTCGCGGCCTGCTGGCGCAGGGTTGCCTGCTGGGTCAGTGCGTCGGACAGGTTCTTCGTCGATTCGATGATGCGTTCCCGCTCCGTCGTGCGGGTGGTCTGCAGCTCCGCCTGCTCCTGGGCAAAGCGTTCCTTCACCGCGGCGACCTGCTGCTGCAAGTTGGCTTCGACCAGCGCGGTGAAGCCCTTGTAGGCTTCGGCCATCTTGGCGGTGGCATCGTTGACCGTGCCGGAGGCTGCACCTGCGGCCTGTTCGACTTCACCGAGGCGGGTCTTCAGCTTCTCGACGGCGCCGTGGACCGCTTCGATGCCGCGCCCCACGGCCTCTTGCGTGCCCTGGCGCACGGCCTCCAGCCGCTTGGCGATCTCTTCGGCCGCGCTTGCCGCGGTGTTCATCGCGCCCTTGGCGGCTTCGCTGCCTTGCTGGGCGTCGGCATACATGTCGCGGAAGATCTGGTTCATTTCCGCGAGGCGCGCTTCGTGACGTGCGGTGGCCTCGGCCATCGTGTCGCCGGTGAAGATCGCAGCGAACGACTCCCATTGGTATTGAAGGTACTCGATGCTCTTCATGAGCACCTCGACCATGGCCACACCCGCCACGCGGACGACGGCGAACTTCTCGCGCAGCCAGGTGCCGATCTCCCAGCCGATGATCGCGGCGGCCAGCACCGCGAATGCCGCCCGCAGCTTGCCGACCGTGGCGATGGCATTGGTCAGCGACAGGTTCGCCGCTGCCCACGCTGCGCTGGTCGTGGTTGCCGCGGTGACGGCGGCGGCACCTGCGGTCTGCCAGGCGATGATGAGTGCCGGGATCATCCGGTAGATCAAGACGCCGAGGCCGATCTCGGCCACGCGCGTCAGCCAGCGCATCACGGTATCGAGGTTGTCGGCGAGCCAGGTCAGCGCTTCGGCGAGCTTCTTGGTGAATCCGGTGGACGCGTCGACGCGACTGATCCACTGGCCGAAGGCATTGGTGAGGCGCGTGAATGCCGCACTGACCGTCTGCGGCAGCTGCGTGTATTCGGCCGCGAGCACGTCCTTCTGGCTCATCAGCGCATCGATGACGACATCGGCGGTTAGCCGACCTTCCTCAGCGAGCTTGCGCAGGCGACCGATCGGCACATCGAGACCATCGGCCAGCGCCTTGGCCAGCCGCGGACTGTTCTCGACGACCGAGTTGAACTCCTCGCCGCGCAGCACGCCGGCCGAGAGTGCCTGCCCGAACTGCAGCAGGGAGGATTGCGATTCGGCCGCCGAGGCGCCCGAGATCCGCAGCGCTTGGGAGATGCTCTCGGTGAGTTCGATGGCCTGCTGCTGCTCGCCGCCCAACTGACGCACGGCCTGCTGCAGCTTGCCGTAGAGCGTCGCCGTTTCCTGGATCGGCACGCCGATGCGCTGCGCGACGGCGAACAGTTCGCGCTGTGCGGTCACGTACTCGCGCTGTCCGGCGGTGGCCAGCGACAGTCGCGCGGACATCATGTTCCAGGCATCGGCGACCCGGATCAGTTCCTGGACTTGGCCCGCCGCCCAGTTGATCGTCAGGAAGGCGAGCAGGTGGGTCTTGGCACGGGCGATCTGATCGCCGAAGGCCGACATGCCGGCCTTGACCTCGGCCATGCCGGCCGCGGCCTTGTCGCCGGCAGTCTTGGCGCTGGACGCGAGGTCGCCGAGGCTGCGCTCGGCCGAGTTGATCGCGCGCTTGAGACCCTCATCCGCGCCATCGAGCGCGACGAGGACCGAGATGCGTTTGGCCACGGCTTAGTCCAGCGTCTCGATCTGCTGCTGGATCGCTGCCGACAGCCGCGGGATGTGGCCCGCGACCAGGCGCTCGATGTTCAGGCGCTTGCGCAGCGCCACGCGCGGCACCAGGACGGCGATGGGGATGTCGTCGCCGCGCTTGAGCTTGCCAATGCCTTCGGCTTTTCGATATCGACGCTTGAACCCGGCGAGCGTGCGGTCGTGGTCCTTGATGTTCTCGGCCATCAGCACGATGTTTCCTCGCTTGTTCTTGATGAAGTAGGCGTTGCCGCCCCGCATGAGGGCAGCGATCTGAGCTTTGAACTTCTTGCGCCCAACCCGACCGTGCAGCGGGATGAGCATTCGGCCGTTGATGCGGGTGCCGTACTCGTGCACGCCCGCCCAACTGATGCCGGAGCCCACGTACAGCGCCGGCAGTCGGTCCTTGTCGCGGTCGAGCACCTTGGCGCTAAAGCCTTTGACGAAGGACTTCTTCACCACGGTCAGGCTGCTGGCCACATGAGCACGCACGGCTTGCTTCACCTCGCCGGCTTGCGAGGCGATGCCTCGTGCGACCGCCTTGTGCGCCTTGGCGCGGAACTCGCCGCCCCAGCGGCGCAGCTGCGCCTTGGCCGCGGCACTATCGAGGCGGATCGAGATGCGCATGGGTGGTCAGTCGGTCGAGGGTCTGGTCAAGGTGGCGGCCATCGCCGCGGGTGCCCAAGGCAATCAGCGATAGCAGGCGTGCGTCCTGCGCGGCCTCAAACCGGCCGACCGCCGCCAGGAAGCCGCGCACCTGCGCCAGGGTGTAGTCGTGGATATCGCTGAGGCGGTGGCCGTGGCCAATCAGGCACTGGGCGGCGTCGAACCAGTTGGCGTCGTCGCGTCGCCCACCTGGGCGAACAGCGCGGTGAGGCGCGGCATCACCTGGCGGGTAAAAAAATCCGCGTTGACCTCGATGACCGTGGAGGCGAGCAGCACCGCCTCGTCGGCGTCGAGGTCGTCGACCCACTCACGTGGCTTGCCGACCGCAATGGCGATGGCCGACAGCAGATCGCCACCACGCTCGCCGATCACCGCCCACCAATCGATGCCCGCCCCGGTGATCTGCTGCATCACCGGGGTGATCGCGCGCAGGAAGCCGGGCAACTGGCCGACCTTCAGCGGCTTCACGGTCAGGGTCTCGCCCGCAACGGTCAGAGACACGCCTTGGGGGATGAGTTTCTCCAGATCGCTCATGGTCGTGCTCACAGCTGCACGATCCGGCCGAACTGGCCCAGCAGCGCGTCGAAGGGCTTGGTCGTATCGGCGAGCAGCGAGCCTTCCAGCTCGAACTTGTTGTACTCGTCCGAGATGAACGAGATCTCCTTCAGCGGATCGAAGGCGACGCGGTAGAGCTCGACCAGGACCTTGGCGTTGCCTTGCGCCGTGTTGATGCCCTCCAGGCGGAGGAAGCGCTCGGGCAGCGCCTGCGTGAAGATGCCGATCTCGGTCGCGGTGCCGAAGGTGTAGCTGGCCTTCAACGGCGGCGTGAAGCCGGTGATGTCCAGAAACTGGAGGGCACCGAAATCGGTATCCGCTGTGTAGTGCGTGCCGGCCGTCAGCGTCGCAGGGCTCGCGGCCGAATCGGTCAGGACCAGCGCGGCCACCTTGGGGTGGGCAAGGAAGTAGCGGTCGCCGACGATGGGCAGCAGGCCACCGACCGGTTCGTCGGTGACCGAGCCACCCGCGCCGGTGACGTGGTTGCCGTACAGCGCGAGCGCGAGGTTCTCCTTGGTGAACTCCTCGATGGTGAGGTTCACGGTGGCCGACTTCTGCTTGACCATGCGGTGGTCGAGCGAGCGCTGGCCAGTCTGGCTCTCGAAGTGTTCGAGCACATCGGTCTTGAGCGAGAGCTTGAGCTCGGCGACGTTGCCGGGCGAACGCACCTCGAGCGGGTTGCCGGCGAGGTCGCGCTTGCCGAGGTAAACGCGACCCTGAAAACTGGCGTAGGTACTCATGCTTTGGGTTCCTTGATGCGGTGGGTGGTCTTGGTCGAGGCGGTGGAAGCGACGGCATCGGCGCCGACGTCCTCGTAGTCCCTCTCCAGCAGGGATCGCGCTGCGGAGGCGTCGCGTTGCGCGATGCCCTGGGCGATCAGCCAATCGGCCGTAATGGGCGACACCGTCAGGGTGTCGCCAGGGGAATGCGCCTTGCCCGCATGGGTATGTGGGCGCAGCAGAACGAGCGGGGTCATGGGGTCATCCTTGGATGGCCAGGTCTTGGGCCAGGGTTCGGTAGGTGATGGCGTAGCGCGCCGGCAGCGCGACCACGAGCGTGTCGGCCTCCTCGATCTCGAACTCGCCGTCCTGTTCGCGGATGCCGAGCGCCAGATCGCCGAGCGTGCCGTCGCGCATCAGTGCGGCATGGGCGACGGTGAGCAGGCGATCGGCCTCGGACTCGGGAACGGCCGGTGGCACCGCGCGAGCGAGCGCCACCAAGCGGATCGTCAGCTGCCGGGTGACGCGGTCATTGGCGCGCTCGGTGATGGCGTCGGACTCGGGGAAGACGACGAGCGCCGGAGACTCATCGCGGGTGATCGCCACCGCCGGTGAGCGGTGCACGCTGGCGCCAAGCGTCTGTGCCGGTCCGCGCAGGGCATCGAGCACCGCGAGCAGGATTCGCTCGCGCACAGAGTTCGCCGCCATGAATCAGATCCGCGAGAGACGTGCGCGGCGCTCGGAGCCATCGCCAACCGACCGCAGATCGCGGATCTGGAAGGCGATGCCGTCGATCACGACACCATCGCGCACGGCGATGCCGACGAACGCCGATGCCGGAAACGTCATCTCGAAGTCGGTGCCGAGCGCGAGGCCGTCGAGCATCGTCGTGTCCGGTGCCGAGAAGCCCACCGGGTGACTCTGCGGAGCACTGCCGTCGGCGGGTTCCCAGACGGCGGTCTTGAGCAGGCCCGCGCGCGCGGCGGCGGCGAAGATCTGTTCGACGAAGCCCATCAGAGCGTCAACTTCACCAGCACGCCCGGGCGGTGACACATCGGCAGCGGGTTCGACTGCGTGTGCAGATCGGTACCGCGGTCGAACTTGCGCGGCTCCTGCTTGGCGTACAGCGGCTGACCCAGCGTGTTGACGGTCTCGTTGAAGTCCGCCGGCGCGAAGTAGGTGCCGAAGGTATCTAGCGTGCCGAGCGGGAACGCATGCGCTTCGCCGGCCGCGATGAAGCGACGCGCGTCGCCAGTCTCCGGATCGTTGGCCTGGCCGCGGTATTCCTCGAAGGTGATGCCGCCAAAGGTGAAGCCGCGGCGCACGTCGTTGATCAGGATCGCGCCGTTCTGCCAGTTCTCGAAGGCCTTCTCGACATTCCCGTGGCTGGTCAGCGCGGTGAAGAACTCGGGCGAGCACAGGCAGTGAACGCCGTTCATGTACTCGCCCTTGAGACCCTCCTCGATGGCAGCCAGGGTGGCGATGCACTTCGGCTTGACCTTGGTGTTGGCGTTGCCGAGATCGAAGGCGATGGTCTTGGGCGTGATCTTGAACTCGGCGAACAGGTCGTAGAGCACCGAACCATCGGCATCGAGGATCACGCCCTTGAGCGCGCCCATGCGCAGATGCTCCAGCGTGATCGCGTGCTTGTTGCGCATAGTGTCGAGGTGGCGCGCGATGACGCCGGCCAGGGTCTCGGCTTCGGTCTCCGAGCCGAAGGCGCGCAAGCCCTGGACTTCGTCCGGGAGCACCACGTCGTCATGCGGGATGTGTGGCACGACGAAGGAGCGCAGCGTGCGCTTGCCGCGGATGCCGACCGTGCCCGGCGAGCCGGGCGGCTGAGTCGGCAGCAGATTCAGCACGCCGTTGCGTTCTTCGACCAAGATCTGGCGCTGACGCACCGGCTTGGCCGGCATCAGGTTCAGCTGCTCGAGGCGGCCATAACGGTTGGGCAGCAGGTTGATGGCCGCCGTCAGCGAGGCCATCGAGAACGCGGGATTGGCGAAGGGATTGTTCATGGCTCAGGCTCCGTGGCGAACGAGCACGCCGAGCGCCTTCAACTGCGCCAGCGCAGTCAGGGTTTCGGCAGCGGTGATGCCTTCGGGCCAATGCAGCGCGTGCTGGGCGACGATGGCGTGGCGCGCGACGATCAAGGCGTCGTCGCGGTCGATGAGGGTGGCGTCGCAGGCCTGCAGCAGGACACCGGCGGCGACCTGGCGGCCGTCGGTCGCCGACGGATCGATGCGCGCGTACTGGCCGGTCGCAGTCACCAGACCCACGACCGCGCCGAGCGGCAGGCTTTGGCCTGCGCCGACCGTGACGCGGTCACGCGAGTAAAAGTGCGGCGCCTCGTACTTGAGCAGGTCGCCGAGGTTCATCGATTCGATCATCTCGGCCATCTCAGTGACCTCCCGTGGTGGCGGTCGCGGTCGCCGCGAGCTTGCGGGCGGCGTCGATCAGCGGATTGCTGGCGGAGGTACTCGGCGCCTGCGCGTCAGGCGCGATGCGACTGCTGATCTCGGGGCTGTCCTCGGCAAGAACAGCGAGCAGATGCCGGCGCACGGCATCCGGTGCGGTCTGGGTTTCGAGGAAGCCGGCGATCAGCTGAGGGCGGCCGGCCAGCGTGCAGATCTGGGCGATCTCCAGCGATTCGGCGAGGCTGTAGGCGCTGGCCGACACAGCCGGCGCAGGCGGGGTGGCGCTGTCCGCCACGGGGGCGGCAACGGGTTCGGTTTCGGTGGACATGGACGACTCCAGCAGTGCGGAACGAGTGAGGCCCGGCGCACGCGTAGCGGACGTCGGGTGGGACAGCGAAGCGGTCAGTTGCGCGAGCGCCTCATCGAAGCTGCCGACGGCGTCGGCCAGGCCCGCAGACACCGCGTCGGCGCCGAAGAACAGGCCAGCCTCCCAAGCGCGCACCTGGTCGGCGGTGAGGCCGCGATGGATCGCCACGGTCTCGACAAACAAGCCGAACACCCGCTCGACCTCACGGGTCAGGACGGCGTGTGCCTCGTTGGAGATCGGCTCGTGGGGCGAGAGATCGTTCTTGCGCGCACCGGCAAAGATCGGGGTGTAGCGAACGCCCTCCTTGGCATCCTTGGCCGAGTGATCGGCATGCAAGGCGATGACTCCGACCGAGCCGACGCCGCCAGTGCGCGCGACAAACACGCGGTCGGCCGCCGAGGCGAGTGCGTAGGCGGCGGAGAAGGCTTGGTCATTGGCGACGGCCCACACGGGCTTGACCCGGGTCGCGGCGCGCACGCGGTCCGCGACATCGAAGACGCCGCCGGATTCACCACCGGGCGAGTCGACATCCAGCAGGATGGCCCGAACCTGGGGATTGGCGAGCGCGGCGTCCAGTTGATCGGCGAGCGCGAGGTAGCTGGTCAGGCCCGAACTCGCTTCCAGGCCGACCGTTCGGCGGACCAGCGTGCCGTGGATCGGGATCACGGCGATGTGCGGTGGATGCGCGCCGTGGACACGCGCTGGTGGCGCCGAGGGCAGCGGCGCGTCGTGGTCGGTGACGCCAATGCGCGCGCCAAGGACCGAGACGATGACGTCGAGCTTGGGGCGATGGATGGCCAGGGGCACGCCGAAGAGGCGCGCCGCCAGGTGGGGCAGCACGGTCATGGATTTCCTTGCGTGGTGAATCAGGCGTCGGCGTCGTCGGGTGACGAGTTCGGTCGCATCGGCGGCGTGCTGCCGCCGTCCTTGGAGGTGCGGCGCGGATCGGAATCGAAGATCAATCCGAGGTCATCGGCGCGCTGGTTGTCGGCAGCGATCTCGCGGTCGATGTCCTCGGCGTCGTAGCCGTTCGCCGAGATGGCCTCGGACCGGCTCATGAGGCCCGAGCGGATCGCGAGCAGCATCGCCTTGTATTCCTTCTCGGGATCGACCCACTGCCAGCCCTGCGGAATCCACTTCACTTGCAGGTAGTGGCGCCGCCGCGCCGGGCCGCCGTGCGCGAATCCGGGCGCCGCGAGCGCGCCGGACAACACGGCTTGCTTCATCCACGCGGCCCAGATGGGACGGCACAGCTGATGGACCAGCACGGCGTGCTGCACCATCTCGCAGCGGCGTCGAAACTCCAGCAGGCCTGCGCGGATCGAGGAGTAGTTGACGCCGGTGAGATCCCCGGTCAGCTGCTCGTAAGTGATGCCGATCGCTGCGGCGACAGCGCGAAACTGCGTTCGCAGGAACTCCGAGTAGGCGCTGCCCACATCGGCCGGATCGGAGAACTTGATGTCCTCGCCGGGCTCCAGGATCTGCAGCGTGCCGGGCTCCAGGCTCGCCACCGAGATGCCCTCGGCATCCGGCGCACCTTCGCCCATCAGCGAGTCCTCGGGGTTCTGGCGGGTCACGAAGCCCGCGAACATCGCCGCGGTCTTCTTGCGCATCAGTTCGGCGTCGTCGTACTGGTCGAGCTCGTTGAGTTTGACCAGCGCGCGCGACAGCCAGGGTTCGCCACGGATCTGACCCGGGCGCAGCACGCGATACAGGTGGGCGATCTCGCGCGCATCGACGCGCACGGTGTCGAGACCACCTTGGCCGGACATCGGCGCGAGGCGCCCGTCCTCCGGATGCGCGCGGTAGAGGTGGTAGGCGACGCGTCGCCCGAGCCCATCGAACTCGATGCCGGCGCGCACAACGTTGCCGTTCGCCAGATCGGTGTTGAGGTGCATCGGCAGGTGCTCGGGTTCGAGCAGCTGGATCTGCAGCGGCACCGCCAGACCATCTTCGGGCCGGCGCGGGCGCAGACGGATCAAGCATTCGCCGCCTTCGAGCATGGCGCGGCAGGCGAGCGCCTGCAGGCCGTAGAAATCGGTCTGGCCCGCGGCGTCGGCGTCGTCGGTCCAGTCGCGCCACAGGGATTGGACGTCGGCACGGAAGCGCTCATCGGGGGAGAGGCTCTGCGGCTTGATGCCGGTGCCGACGGCGTTGGCGACGAAGGCCTCCAGCGCGGCCTGCGCCCAGGCATTGCGGCGGACCAGGTCGCGGCTCTTGATGCGCAGATCGACGCCGGTCGCCATCATTGCGGCCACGGCGCCCGGATTGCCGGGCATCCACGCCAACGAACGGCGGCCACGACCCGCGGCCTCGTGCACCGGGCTGCCGAAGAAGCTGCGCAGTTTTCCGAACCAGGACATCTCAGAAGCCCTTGCGGGTCGTGACCCGGATCTGGCGCGGCGCACCGGGCCACAGACCGGTGCTGGCCGCCTGTTCGGCAATGCCCCGTTTGACTTCACGGATCGCCGCGAGGAGTTCCTCGACGGAGCGGTACTCGACCGTGTTACCGCCGAAAGTGACGCGGCGCTCGCCCTTGGCCAGCGCAGACTCCAACGCCTCGAGGTGGTCGGAGGTGAAGGCCATCAGCGGTGCACCACGACGTTGATCTCGGCCGAGTCGGTGAAGGTCGACGCGGCGGTCGCGCAGCTGACATCGACGAAGCGCGCGGTCTTGAGATCGTCCTCGGCGCGCACGACGGCGAACCGCTGCTGGCCGCGATCTACCGAGCTTCGCGCCAGCGCCGTCCAGCAGTAGTGGCTATCCGGCAGCCGCATGGTGAAGTGGATGCGGTAGCGCCCGGCCGCGAGGCGGTCAACCGCCAACACCTGGTGCGCCGCGCGGATGACGACCTCGCCATCGATCACGCCAAAGCACACCCACGCCCGCGCCACACCCGGGTGCGTGGCGTCGATCTTCGACGCCAGCACCCGACCGATGCGGATAGCGAGATCAGCGATGCGGTCGACCAGCGCCATATCAGGCCAGCGCCGCCTCGAACACCGCGCTGAAGTCGGTCTCGGGATCGCCGACATCAGTGCTGGCGATGGCGCCGATGTTGCTGCGCACCTGCGCCTGCTCCTCACTGGTCAGGGCCTGCGCGGCGTCGAAGCGAACCCGGTTGTTGACTGCCGCCAGCAGCGCATCGAGGCCGGTGCTGCCCGAGGTCAGCAGTTCCTGGATCTCCAGCAGGGTGTCGTAGGCGGCATCGGCACCGCCGAGGATCTCCGCCTTCAGGGTGTCGAGCAGATCGACGATCTTGTTGGACGAGTACGTGGTACTGGTGGAGATCTGGCCATCGTCGATGCCGCTGGTGGCGGTGACGGCGTCCTTGAGCTCATTGATCGCGGCGACCAGGTTGCTCTTTTCGGTGGTGGCCAGCTGGGCCAGGTTGCCGGTCTTCGCGCGCACGTCGATGAACTCCTGCGCGACGCGGATGACCAGACTTTCGATACGGGAAGCCAGACTCATGAAGCACTCCTTGAGATGGGGATGGATCGGCTACGACAGCCATCGGCTTTTGACGACGCGCCGCCGGATGGGCGCGCCCGGGTGGGCCTGGCCACCGCGTGGGGTGGCCGGGTCGTGGATCGGTAGTGCGAGGGCGGGCTCGGGCGCGCGTTCGACGCCGAGCGAACGCTCCAGGTCGCGCCAGTGGCGCTCTTCGAATCGGTCGAGACCGGCTGCGGCGGCCGCAGCACGCGCGTAGATGTAGCAATCGAGCGCTTCGTTGCGCTCGCGCACTTTCTGCCACTCGCGCACCGGAAATCCGTTGCGGTCGCGGCGCGTAATCAGCTGCTCGGCGCACAACTGCTGCACGAACTCCGCATCGATCTGCGGCAAGTGCACGAAGCCGGACGGGAACGTCAGGCTCACATCGTCATCGGCGACCGTCGCGCTCTTGCGCAGGTTGTTGTAGAGCTCGAGCTTGGCGATCCCGACCGTGACGGAAAACACCTTGATGCCGCGGCGAAGGCGCTTGCCATCGCGCGACACGTCGACAGCAGTCGGCGTACCGATCAGGGCTGCGCCGCGCGCAGCGCCCTTGACCGCCATAACGCGCGCATCGCGGCAGGCACGCACGAAGGCATAGGCCTCCTGCGTGGCGAACCCGGTGTCGAGCGCGAAGCGCACCAGCGGCATCAGCGCGCCCGAAGCATGCGTCCAGTGCTCATCGAGCAGGGCTGAGAGCGCCCGCCACACGCCCTCGCGTGCGGTGTCGCCCATCAGCACCCGATGCTCGACCAGCCAGGACTCCTTGCCACGCCCGAAGGCCCAGATCGAGACTTCGATGCGGTCCTTCTGGACGTCGGCACCGCCGACCAGCAGCAAGCCACCGAGCGGTACCGTGCCGATGCGGTAGTCCTCGCGGCGCTCGACGAGGCGCTGCCAGTCTGGCGCTTCGCCTTCTTCGACCCAGGTCTCGCCCAGTTCGGTGTTCTTGAAGGTCTTGATCGCCGAGGCCGATCCGGACTCCTTGTTGACCGCGGCCTCCCAAGCGGCAGCGATATCGCGCCAGGCTCGCCAGCCCACCGGGCTGTAGAGCGAGGACAGGTGGAAGCCCGCGGTCTTACCGACGACATCTGAGGTCGCGCGCCACTCGCCGTGTTCGAGCATCCAGGTCTTGTGGTGCTCGGCAATCGCGGTGTCGCAGGCCTCGCAGATGTAGGCGGCCGTCTCTGGCGCGCCCTTGTCCCAGCGGAGCTGCTCGAAGCGCAGCCATTGCCGGTGCGCGCAATGTGGGCACGGCACGAAGTACCGGCGCTGATCGCTGGTCTCGTACTCGCGCTCGATGGCCGAAGCGCCGGCAATCGTCGGCGTCGAGACAATGAAGATCTTGCGCCGCGCAAATGTGCGCGTGCGCGCCTCGGCGAGCGAGATCGCATCGCCTTCGCCCTCGACGTCGAGCGGATAGCCATCGACCTCGTCCAGAAACAGGTAGCGCACCGGCATCGAGCGCAGACCGACTGCGCTGTTGGCGCCGGTCATCACCAGCACGCCGCCGCGGAACTCCTTGGCGAGGATCGTGTTGCCGGAATCGCGCGAGCGCGCCGGGGCGATCAGTTCCGCCAGGACGCCGGACTCCTCGATCAGCGGGTCGATGCGCTGCTTGGAGTTGCGCTTGGCCATCTCGACGGTCGGCCAGACCGCCATCATCGGACCCGGCGCGTGGTGGATCACGTAGCCGATCCAGTTCGAGCCCATCTCGGTGGCGCCGAGCTGCGCCGCCTTCATGAACACCACGCGCTCCACCGGCGAGTTCGGCGACAGGCAGTCCATGATGGATTTGAGGTACGGCGTGCGGCTGGTCCGCCAGCGCCCAGGCTCGGCCGAGGCCTTGCTCGACAGCATCCGGTGCCGATCCGACCACTCCGAGACGGTCAGTAGCGGGTCGGGGAGCAATCCCTCGCGCCACGCCCGTTCCAGTTCGGCCGCGCCCTCGTACATCGCGTCGATCATTCGATGCGCGGGCGCAGCTCGCCCAACTCCTGCAGGTGTTCGCGCACAGCCGCCTCCAGGGCGACGTGCAGGGTGTGTGGATCAACGCCAAGGCGTGCGGCCATTTGCGCCGAAATGCGCGCGGGCCAGTTCAGCCAAGCGTCGCGCTCGGTGCGCGCCAGCTTGAACACATGCGCGATGGCTTGGTTGCGGTCGACCAGTTCGCCTTTGAGGCGGGCCAGACGGACCTTGTTGGTCTGCGCCTTGACCACCTCGTTGACCGTGCGCGCTTGCAGCAGGGATGCGCCGCCCGCGGGGAGCGCGGCACCCGCATCCCCTGGTGGCGCAACGTCGGCCGCAACGGGCGCCCGCGGCGCCGGCGTGCGCGAGCCCACGCGTGGGGCTTCGGTGTTGCGCGACCACTGGGCATCGGCCTGCGTCGGGTCCAGCGTGCCGTCGGCGTTGGGCGTGATGCGGCCTGCAGCAATGGCTTTGCGAACGGCGGCATCCGATACGCCCCGGTGCCGCGCGTAGGCGCGAATCGACAGTCCCATCGGCCCTTTTCAATCAAGTCGAACAAGCGACGAAAAGCGCTTGGCCTCACCTCCGCACAGCGCGTTCATCGCCGTCCCCGATCACGAGAACGAGCCGATGAACCTCTCGAACATGGACACGCTGGCGAAAGCACTGGCCAACGCCGCGATGACGGTGCTGGTGCGCTCCTGCCGCAAGGAAGTTGCTGGCGCCAGCCACGCGCGCCTGGACGCGGCCTGCGCCGCGATGCGCGCCAAGGCGCGCCCGGTGCTCGACCAACTGCTCGACGACGCCCATGCGGCGCCCTGGGTGGCCGAGGCGGCCTTCGCCGCCGCAGTCCTGGAATTGGCGCAGACCGGGATCGCCGCGCTGAAGGCCTCTGAAGCCTGAATTTGCTGGCGAACAACGCTTGGCTTCACTGCGGAACAGCGTGTTCATGTGTCCCGCAACGAGCACATCCACACCATCACGGAGCACCAGCATGAGCACGACAACCGCCAAGCGCCAGGAGATCGTCGACGAACTCGGCGAGATCCAATCCCAGATCCTGGACTTGGTCGAGCAGGCGCGCGGGCTATTGCGCCGCAACGACCTGCAGGGGGCGCTGATGCGCGCCGAGGCCTACTGGATCGCGCATGTCATCACCGCAGTGAGCAACGACCACGGCTACCTCGGCGGATCGATGGTCAGCCTGCAAAACACCATCGACGAGATCAAGAACGACGACGACTGAGCGCAGCGCCGGGCGGGTCATCCCGCACGGGCAGCCCCGCCGACGTCGCTTGGCTTCACCGACGAACAGCGCGTTCATCACGCGCACACCCACATCAAACCAGGAGCAACACCATGAGCACGATCCAACTGACCTCGACCCAGCACTTCATCCTGGATGCCGCCATCAAGCACACCGAGGGGCGCATCGAACAATTTCCGGACAACGTCAAAGGCGGCGCGCGATCCAAGGTGCTCGAAGGCCTTTTCAATCGCGCGCTGATCACGCCCGATGGGCAGGGCTGGCGCGTGGCCGCCGAGGGCTACGACGCGCTGAACTACCCGCGCCCGGGCATCAACCCGAAGCGCATGTCGGCATTCGAGGCCAAGCTCGACCAGGTCATCGCCAACGCCGAGGCGGTGGCGCAGGCCGCAACAGACGCGGTGGAAGACGCGGCGATGGAAGACGCGGTCGCCAGCGCCGAGGCGAGCTTCGCGGCGAACGACGCGCCGCGCGCGCCACGCACCCGCGAGAACAGCAAGCAGGCAGAAGTCCTGCGGATGCTGCGTCGCCCTGAGGGCGCGACGATCAGCCAGATCCGCGAGAGCACCGGTTGGCAGGCGCACACGGTCCGCGGGACCTTCGCCGGGGCCTTCAAGAAGAAGCTCGGACTGGTGCTGACCTCCGAGAAAGCGACGGGCGCGGAACGGGTGTACCGGGTCGCTTGAACATGATCGAGAAGCCAGGCGGAAACGCTTGGCTTCTCGCTCGAACAGCGCGTTCATGGGGTCGTTGCCACACGACCCGGAGACATCCCATGAGCACCAACGACCTCTTCACCCGCATCGCCCAGACGCATCTGCACATCGAGACCCTGGAGACACGCCACCGGGACAGCCTGGACTTCCACGACGTGGGCGTCTGGTGCGTGCGCGACGCGCTGCAAGCCGCCTTTGAGGCGGGTATCGCGGAAGGTCTCCGCCAGGCGGGTCGGACGAAGAAGGATGGCAAGGCCAAGCAGTAATTGCTTGGCTTCCGACGCGAACAGCGCGTTCATGCATCCACACCCACCAACACCGAGATCCCCATGATCGAGAGCATCAAAGTCCGCTTCGCCCGCAAGCCCAACGATCTGGCCGACGTCCTGGCCAGCCTGCGTCACGGCGACCTGGCGAACTACTTCGACATCGAGTCGCGCCAGGCCATGACCGAGGCCGAGTACGACGCGTTCACCGGCGCATTGCTGGCCGACCGCGACTGGCTGGCGGGGCGCGGCGGATTTCTGGAGGGCGGCGGACGCAGCGTTGTCGAAGTCACCGCGCCCAATCGCACCACGCTCTACGTCGATCCGTCCGGATCAAGCTACGGACGCTACGTGGGCATCCGCGCCGATTGACTTGGCGCGAGAAAGATCGAAGATCGTTCGCAAGAACGCTTGGCTTTGGGGTGGAACAGCGCGTTCATGGACGCGTCGCCACCCTCACCACGGAGTCCACCATGAGCCAGACCACCGACACGATCCCCGCCACCCGCAACGAGGGCTGGGGCTTCCACGGCAGCATGAACGAGCGCGCCGAGGCCGCCTGGCCGCTGGCAATGACCGCAGTCGCAAACGCCACCGGCGAGTCCCTCGAAACCGTCCGGGTCTTCCTCGACAGCCGATTCGGCCGCCACTTTGCGGACGACGTCCTCAACGCCGTTGACGACGGCACGCCCCTGGCGGACGCCATCGAGGCGGCCACGCGCAAGTGGATGGGATGGACGATTGGTCGCCAGACCAGCAAGGACTACGGCATCCCGCGCGGGTTGCCTTACCTGACTGGCTTTGTGGTCCATTGCGCGATCCTGGACGAAGATCTCGCCGCTTGAGGGAGCGCAGTCGGGCCTCCCAATAAAAGCTTGGCTTCAGGTGGGAACAGCGCGTTCATGTGCGCACACCCACCACGGAGCAGAACGATGCACGCACGCACCACTGATGAACTCGCCGAGGGCCTGCACGCCTACCTGACTGGCTACGGCAACCGCGAGCCAGGCAACCTCGACGCCTTGATTGCCTACGATCGCTGGCGCGAAATCGCGCGCGCTGAGCTCGAGCGACGCGCCCAGGAGGTCATCGGTCGCCTCGATGTCGATACGCTGCAGGCCATCGCCCGCGGGGATTTGCAGGTCGAACGCATTGCCCAGCGAGTGCGCAGCGAGCTGACTGGCGCGGAGTCATAGCCAGATCGCTCGTGCGACGAGGTGGCGTCAGTCCGACGCCGCCTCCGCGCCGGCCTCAACACGTGTCGCGGTCCTCCCCGTGAAGGCCTCCCAGCGCTGCACGATGACATCGGCGTACTTCGGGTCCAACTCCATCAAGCGTGCGACGCGTCCGGACTTCTCGGCGGCAATCAGCGTGGTGCCGGAGCCGCCAAATGGATCGAGCACCACAGCGCCTGGCCGCGAACTATTGCGCAGCGCGCGCTCGACCAGTTCGACCGGCTTCATGGTCGGGTGCAGGTCGTTCTTCTGCGGCTTCTTGATCTGCCAGACGTCGCTCTGGTCGCGGTCCCCGCACCAGTGGCGCTCCGCGCCCTCGGGCCAGCCGTAGAGGATCGGCTCGTACTGGCGCTGGTAGTCGGCGCGGCCCAGCGTGAAGGTGTGCTTGGCCCAGATGAT